TACAGCGAACAGCGCACAGGATAGGGAATCAATAGTGAACATGGACTACACACGTAAAGTTTATGACCCGTTACAATTTCAATTATGAAAGCTATAACATCAATTAACGGTAATGTTGAGGTAGTTAATCTACCGGACAACGCGAAGAACTGGACAAAGTTAGATAGCCCAAGCGAATCGGAAAGCACTAACACCTCCAAACGTCAGGATAACTGGGAGAAAGCCCTTACCCCTAACATAATCAAAAATAAAAAGTTAAGAACCTGAAGTAAATGGAAGACGTACAACAGAAAACTAAAGATGCTAGGCTAGATGCCTACAAGGACGGCATGGAGAACTTTACCATGCTACGCTACACAGCAGCACTTGAATCGCTTAACAGTACCATTCAAGCTACGCTACAGGACGGTGATATAGCGGGTGTACTATCCGACGACTGCGTTAGTCACACAGCAGCAACCCTAGCTGCGGCAGATATGCTTGGCAGCAAGCTTACAGCACTAGACAAGTCTATCCAGAACTTATCGTTGCTAGTGGGGAGGAGTCTAAGTAAGTGAACTCGACGTTACTCAAGAAGATAAAGTTAGAGACGCTCGCAGGTAAGCGTGCGCTGTTTGTGGCAACCGACTGCGTTAGTCTACTGGATTCAAAGCAGAAGGACTACGGGCCAAGGAACATCAGCCGCTTCGGTACAAAAGGTCTTGCAGTACGTCTGTACGATAAGGTAGAACGTCTGGCGAACCTTCTCATTGATAGAGAATCTGCTCCAAACAACGAGTCTTTAGAGGACACGTTTAAGGACATAACCAACTACGGAATCATTGGTCAGCTACTCTTAAAGGGAGAATGGCCAGCAGATGAGCCAGAAGAATTTGACACTTTCTACGGTGTCATTGAACCAGAAACTAAAGTAGATATTAAAGAAAATGTATAAACCACTAATCGCTATCGTAGGTCATAGTGGCAGCGGCAAGAGTACGTCGTTGCGTAACCTAGACCCAAAGACAACTTACATCCTAGACTTGGAACGCAAAGGCTTTCCTTTTCCCGGCGCTAATAAGTTCAATGTAATTCCAGTAGATAACCCCAACGCATTCACGCGAGAGTTTGCCAAGGCACTCAAGGAGGAGAACTGTGAAACCATTGTTATTGAATCCTTCACGAAGTATGTAGAGCAAGTAGCTACGTTGGCTAACACCAGTTTCAAAGGGTTTGATATATGGGCTTTCATAGCTCGTACAATACGCTCAATGCTGGATAGCATAAAGAATGACAAGGCTACTGTTATATGTACAGCAGTTGATGATATTGTAAAGATCCCGCAAGTTACAGGTGGAGAAACCTCGAACCGCAGGATTAAAGTACAAGGCAAGGTACACGAAGGTACAGTTGAGAAGGAGTTTCTCATGGTCTTGTTTACTGAAGTTTGCAAGAACGAGAAGACGGAAGAGATGGAGTATTTTTTCCAGACCAACACAGACGGTGTTACTTCTGCCAAGACTCCAATGGGTATGTTCAAGGAACGTCTGATACCCAACGATATTGTTGAAGTCTTGAAGGTTGCTGAAGAATACTACGAATAATTTATACTTGAGATATGGAATACGCATCTTCTAGACGTTGGACAACGAGTAGCTCTGGTCATTGGCTACTTAGCGTAAACCTTAACCTGTTGTTAGTGTGTCAACGGGGTCTCAAGTAGTTTTTAACCTATGAAGAAATTAAAGTTAAAACTAGGACGGCTACTAGAGGTAGAGAACAAAGGTAAGCGTAAGGCTGCCAACTCAACATACAGTCTTGTGTACCTTGAAGGTATGTATAAACAAAAAGATGGTAGCCCAGCTCCCTACTTGTTTACTACTTCGCAACTTGTGGAGGCTAGAGATAGGGCGCAGAAGAACGTAGAGGACTGTGGTTCATTGTCTCGGTGGTGGAAGTTTTGGTAAAATGAAAACCAAGAACAAGCTTTACCACTACAGCGCAGAAGTTACACGGGTAGTTGACGGTGACACTGTTGATGCCTTCGTAGACTTGGGGTTTGATATGCACTCCAAACAACGTGTTCGACTGTACGGTATAAACACACCTGAGTGTAGAACACGGGACAAGATAGAGAAGGTAGCTGGACTAGCTGCCAAAGCGCGTCTACAAGAGATGCTTAAAGAAAACAAAAACAAGTGTGTCATTAAGACTAGCTTGGATAAGAAGGGTAAGTATGGGCGAGTTCTCGGCGTACTCTACGTTGATGATGTAAACCTAAACGAAACCCTAGTGGAAGAGGGCCATGCCGATAAATACTTCGGAGGCTCTCGTTAAGAATTTTCCTGCGAGTGTAGGAGAAATGTGTACGTTACACCTAATAAACTAAACATAAAACATAAAACATAAAACATAATACTCATGGCTACAATAAGTCTAAAAGATATTACGGAAAGTTCTGGTAGGCCATACCTACCGAACGGTACATACACGCTGCGTGTCGTAGAGGCAGAGCGTAAAGTTAGCGCAAAGGGCAACGATATGGTTGCTGTTGTCGCTGAAGTTGTTGAACCCACAGAAGTTAACGGGCCTAACGGTTTCGTTGAGGTTGGTGGTGTTCAGGTACGTGACTATCCTCTGATTCCTTCTCGGAGTCTCAAGGAGTATCACAAAATCTTTGATCTTCCAGATGAGTTTGAGTTGGAAGACTACGATGAGATTGCTGAAGGTTTGAAGGGTAAAGCATTTAAGGCTGTACTCTACACAAAGCAGGAGGCTAGAATGGACGAAATCAGCGGCGATCCCATGATCGACCCGATTACGAATCAACCGTTGGCTACCAATAGGTACAACGTGGAGCGCAGGTTAGAAGCTGCACCAGACCACGACTTAGGTTGATCTAGTCTCTAACATGGGAGTTTGTGGTATGGTGCGTAGAGAGACTCTACGACTGGTTGCGGGTATATTGGTTCCCCGTTCCATCTGAAACAAACACAAACTCCTCTTTAAGAAAATACTATGGCTAACACAAAAACAGATGCGCGAGTTAAAGAGTACAAAGCTGTACTTATTCCAGCTCCGATGCACCGAAAAATAAAAAGGCTCGCAAGGCGTGAAGGTTTACGTCTTAACGACATCATTCCACAGCTACTAAAGACTGCTCTGAAATAATGACTGTACTAGATACATTAAGACAAGAACTGGACAGCTTATCTCCTGACAAGAAGCAGGATACAGAAGCTACGGCTCACAGGCTGGCTGACTTAATGTCTACTATCTTGGTTACAGGCTACAAGTCAGGATTTCAAGATGCGGCAGCAATGTTAGGAGCTTATGCTAACGACCACTTCTCCGGTAACAAAGACTTTGATAAAGAGTCTGCGGAGATTGCTCTAAAGAAGTTAGGCGAACTAGACTTCCCTTCGGATGAGGCACAAACCGAGTGAACCTTACTCCGGTCTAACTGTTGTCATTGACACGCCCTCGCGTTTTGACCGCCGTATACTAATGAGCGGTTACGCGGGGGCGTTTTTTGACTCTACACTTACTGTTAGCCGATACTCCTGTGATCTTCGTACTCTAGCTACGATGAACGCTGGGCTATTACCAGACACAAAGGTAGTCCTGCTGTTGGGTCGCAAGTCTTTGCATCAGTACAAACCGGGAGTAGGTCTTGATGAACAGAGAGGGAATCCTTGGATAGAAGATGGCGTAACTTACATAGCCTCTTATATGCCACAGGATACATTTGATCGTAAGAACTACTTCAACCCCAACGAAGAGTACGTAGGTGGTAGTGACGACGACAAGGTAACACACGGCAAGACCAAGCGGCAGAACTGGAGATTCTGGCTACGCAAAGACTTGAAGAAAGCGTGTCGCTATCTGCTGGTTAAGCCTACGCTACATGAGGCAGAGGAGGTAATCTATCCAGAGGTTGACGATGTAGTTAAAGACCTTACAGAAACCAAGGGTAAGGATTTGTTCTTTGACGTAGAGACCGCGAGTGATCTGACACTTACGTGCTTTGGCTACGGTTGGAACAGTAGGGTTGCCGTATGCGTTCCTATGTATGAGATACCACGACAGGCTTATTACTATGGGGGTAAGGGTACAGCAAGAATTTTAAGAGCCTTGGCGGTAGCTTTCCGCGACAATACGGTGGTAATCCACAACGCACTCTTTGACCTTTTCGTTATGGCTTACAAGTATGGTATCCCAGCACCCCGCAAAGTCTACGACACAATGCTGGCGCACCACCGCCTATATCCAGAGGTAGAGAAATCCCTTGGCCATTGTATCTCCCTCTACACAGACCGTGAGTATCACAAAAACGAGGGCGTATTCGAGCCACGCAATCAGCAACAGATACTTTCCCTCTACCACTACAACGCTAAGGACGTAGTTACTCTCGCCCTTCTCAAGCCAAAACTAGACCTCCACGCGAAGCAACTCTACGCAGAGGACAGCATACGCCAAGTAAACGAGAGCATCACGCCGTACCTGACAGCTATGTTCCAAGGTCTTAACTACGACAAGGACAAGCTGGAAGCACGTATAGCCTACAACAACCGTTACTGCGCTCAGATTTCCCGTATGCTAAGTATTCTCGTAGGCTACGAACTAAATCCGAACAGTCCCAAGCAGGTATCCAACTACCTCTACAACTGTATGCGGTACAAGAAACCTGCGAAAGACCTGACGAATGAGAAGACGATTCTACAACTAAGGCTCAAGCACGATAATCCTGTACTCACGCTGATTCTAAAGTACCGAGAGATTGCCAAGCAGTCTGGACAGTTAAAGTTCCCGCCGTATGTTCCACGTGGAACAACCAAAGAAAGAGTAACTACAGCCTATAACCTTGCAGGTACTACGACATACCGACTAGCATCCCGTAGGCTGCTGAATAGGTGGGGGACTAACGTGCAGAACTTCCCAAAAGACCTACGTAAACTGTTTATACCAGATGAAGGAAAGGTTTTCATACAGGTCGATCAGTCAGGTGCGGAGGCACTTGTTGTTTCTTACCTCTGTACTGAAGGTAACTTTCGCAGCCTCTTTCTACACGGCATTAAAAGTCATGTGTACGTTGCCTTGCGTCTGTTTGCCGATGTGTGGTCTTCAGAGATGGGCCACTCAGTTGATGAGTTTTGTACTGCGCCTATTGACAAGGTTGCTACGCTAAAAGGCTGGGCCGACCTAGACAAAGTAATAAAGTCAAGCGACGGCTGGAGCGCGGAGAAGCGTTACTACTTCATCTCAAAGATGGTATGTCACGCCAGTAACTACGGCATGAAGCCACCTACGTTTCGGCTAAACTTACTCCAGAAGTCAGAAGGCAAAGTATCCATATCACTGCCAGAAGCTAAACGATTCCTAAACACTTACCACGAACTATTCCCCGAAATACAACTTTGGCACAGAGAAACCATAAACACATTACGTCGTGATGGTATCCTACGTAACTTGTTCGGATACCCTCGCGTTTTCACGGCTCAGGTAGAAGAGTCAATGTACAAGGAAGCCTACGCCTTCGTACCTCAATCCACCGTAGGCACAATAACGAACCTAACATTCAGTAAAATGCAGCAGAAAATAGAAGACCCAAATGACAAGCTATCCGGTATGAACGTGGACATCGTACAGAATAACCATGATAGCGTACTAATCCAATGTCCACCAGAACACGCAGATTACGTAGCAAAAGAAACTGTTGACGTAATGAACTGCGACTTGGTATCTCCAAGAGGCGAGAGATTCAAGATGAAGAGTGAAGCTTGCATAGGCGATACGTGGGGAGGTCTTGCGTGAGTAACCTAGAGAAATGGCGACTGTACCTGCGTGACTTAGAATCCCCCGACCTTTACATAGATTGGGGATTTTACTTTCTAATAAGTACCTGCCTCCAACGTAGAGTATGGACTTCCCAAGGTATCAACGCAATCTACCCCAACTTGTTCATGCTTCTTGTAGGCCCACCCGCTTGCGGTAAAAGTCGCGTTGTATCTATGATAGCTGATCTTATAGAGGACAGCGCGTTGAAAACAATGAGCAAAGACAAGAAGCAAACTGCACCTCTGTTTCCTTACACAGCAGACAGTATCACAGCAGAGGCTTTGAGTGAGTACCTTGCGAAAGAATGCACCAAGCACTTCAAAACCGAGGACGACAAGGAATACATACACGCTTCGTGTACCATGCTTGTTGAAGAACTTGGTGTGTTTCTGAAGAAGCGTACAGAAGACACCGTAAATATGCTTAACCAACTGTACGATGCTCGCAACTATAGGTACTACACGAAGCAGAAGGGTAAGGATAACATACAAAACGTCTGCGTGTCTTTGGTTGCAGGTACAACGCCTTCGTTTATACGCGAGTGTTTCAATGACAACCTAATATCCCAAGGCTTTACCTCTCGCTTTGTCGTAGTCTACCAAGACCAACCAAGATTCCTACGACAGTTCACGGGTTTCACGGACGACCAGCTTCAAGCTAGGGCAGAACTTGTGAAGCACATGAAGGAATTAAGTACACGCTGCGGCCCGATACCAATGTCAGAAGAATGCGCCGCCTATCACAAGCGACGTTACGAGAGCGGCTCTTACATACACAACAGAATCAATACCAGTCCCAAGCTGGATATGTACTATGCCAGAAAAAACATTCACCTACAGAAACTTGCCATGTGCGTACAGATGGGCAAGTCGGCAAAGTCTACAGAGATAGAGATGGAGTCATTTAAGCAAGCTGAGAAGTTTATTGCTGAGACAGAAATTTTCATGCACCTTAGCTATGACTTAACTGGCCGTAATGCAATTCACGAGTTCACACGCAAGCTTGGTGAGTACGTAAACAACGCACCAGAGGGCGTGTCGCATAAGCGTGTGTGGTTAGATTGGCACAGCGATTTGAAGAAGGACGAGCTGGAAGCAGCCTTGGAGTTTCTACTGCAAACAGACCAGATCAAGGCGACGAAGCAAAAAGGAAAGCTAGTCTACCTACCTAAAGGAAACTAATGACAACATGGCATGAAGAACAAAAGCAAACGATGAAAGAATCTTTAGAACAACTAATAATAAATCTTAACGAGTACAGGAAAAAGCTAAACAACAAGGACGAGCTACGCATAATCAATAAGGCAATTGAACAAGCGTGCGAAGTTCAGAATAAAAAAGTAGAAAGCCTAGAAGAAGCAGTCAAGGAGTCCGACGATGTTAGTTGATGGAGTAGATTGTATAGGTAGTTTGGAACGAGCAGGAGCGTTCATTGTTAACTCTGAGTATATGGAGGAGGAGATACTAGATAATACCGATGAGCAATCCCACAAGTTCAAGACATGGAAACAGCTTATTGAGTACCTAGAAAAAGAGTGCGGTTCTGGCGAAGTCTACGAGCTGATTACCATACGGGAGTAGCTAGGCTTCCAGTAGCTCCCAAGCGTTTTCCCACTTACGGTACTTGGGGTTGCTGTCATAGATTTTCACAGTCATAACTTTTATATCGTCAAAAGGAAATATCCAGAATCGCTTCTGGTCTATACCTACACAAACGTAAAAGTTAACCTCGTCTCTAGTGTACTGGCATTTGCTGTGCTTACCTTTGCCGAGTAAAAATTGATAGTGCGGAGTATTGTTTTTGTAGTGATGCTGCTCCAAGGTGGCCTTAACTTGAATACATACTAAGTGTCCTTTCTTTACGCCAACAAGGTCATAAGACGCAGAATCAAAAGGTCGTGCTACGCTCCATCCATGCTCAAGCAATTTTTCAGCTACGAGTAATTCACCCCTCTGCCCTGTATTGCTTGCGCTTAGTTTAACTCCACCATTATCCAAGATAATCAGTAGCCTTTTGAGGCTAAAAAGTTAGGTAGATTCTCTGCGAGTAATTGCTTACGCCTTTCCGCTAACACTTCATCAGTTATCTCTTGGTTGATAACATTACGTACAGCATCCTTGCCTCGGAGCCTGTTGATAAAGTCAACAAACGCAGCGGACTCCCTGAGAGTCTGAGGGTCTTTCGTTACTCTAGGGGATATACGCTTGGGCTTTTGATAACCTTGCTGCAACAAGGACTTAAACCTTTCACGGTCTAGTATTTGTCTGCCAGTAACAGGATCTTTACTTTGCGATCTATCCCACGAACTCTGCATAAAATCCTGCAAAGTATCGCGCATCTCCTCTTCAGTCTGCGAGTATTGATAAGTAGACTTTGGTGTAGTTTCGTAACGGTTAAGATTCTGAAACCAACCTGTACCATATTCACCCTTGTTAAGTCTGTTAAATATACGAAGGTCACGTTCGTAACCCTTGCGGTCTGCCTCTGCTGCTCTGGTGCGTACGTAAGTTGTCCCTAGCGCTTTATCTATATCTTTTGAAAGGTTTGAACTTGCTATGACTTGGTTACGTGCTATGCGAAGTGTCTGGTTTAGGTTTGTAATTATGTCCTCAATAAACCGCATGGTAGTCGCAGTTTCCCTACCGGAATTCAGATACGCAACTGAAGTTTGTAACATACCCTTGTCAGCAAGTAAGGCTTCAAATCCTGGGAAAGTTACAAAAGACAAATCTTCTGGTGCAGCTTTTCCTGTACGTATCATACGAACTGCGTCATTGCTTAGGCCAGAAAGCAAACCAAAGTAACCGGACATATTCGCCATGTGCATTGCGTGATACACGTAGTCCTCAAACCCAGCATTAGATTCTAAAAGCTCTGCTGTTGTAGGTTCATAGTTCTCCTTGGCGTTAATCATCTCGGTAAGTTCCATGAGGACATTTGCCTCAACAACAGAACCTAGCGTAGCTTTTAGGAAAGGCTTAAAGTCCTTCTTGCCTGTTGCTGGATCACCTTTGGTCATAGGCATCACAACATCCTTCAAGTACCTGTTGTACTTTTCAATAGACCAGCGAGACAGAGAGGTGAACCAACTAGACGGGCCTCTTATAGACCAACTGGGTACGCCCCTTGCACCATAAGTGCCTTGGTTGACCTCTACCCAAGCTGTCGCAAGCTTGTTAAGGTCGGCCTCTGTAGCTGTCTCAGGATTCTTCGCGAGCCTAGCAGTATCAACGTCTCCCATACGGCCCATCAGATTTAGCATACGCTTAACGTGTGCGTCTGGAGTACCGCTGTTCAGGTAGCTACGCATAAGAAGCTTACCCAAGTTAAATTGTATCGCTCGCGTCCCGCGCTCAAAGAGTTCCCTGCCTGAGTATTTCTGCGACAAGTCGGCAACGGTTGCCATAGCATCCGAGGCTCGGTCTACGCTGTCGTGTGCAAACTCAAGTCTTGATAGCTTGCTTCTGTTTGCGCCTGAGATGTGGCTCTGTTTCCAAGCATCCTGAAAATGCGTAAGTGACTTGAGTACCAAAGGCCAGTCCTCTGTCCTCATGTACATATTTGCATTCTTAAACGAGTTAACAAAATCACGTACGCCAGACAGAGTTCCGAGCCATTGGGAAGTAATAAGCCTGTTGAGGCGCAGAATTGAAAGGTCTCCTCTACGATGGAATCCTGTGTGTACTTCATCAAGATTCTTAAACGTACCCTGCGCTCTCGCGAGATAACCAGCGTCAACGTCGTCACCAAAGATTTCCTTTAGCGTAGGTGTTAGCATCTTGTCGCTACCCTCACTCTCTGGTGTTCTGTGCGTAGGTACGTTTGCATCATCCGGTAAGTCTCGGATGGCTCGCATTACTTCATCACCTTCAATCTGCGTATGCCACGCCATGTCTTTTGAGAACCTGCCGATATACCGCTGCGCTCGCATAAACGGGTCAGCGTCTACTAAGTCCGGTGGCATCAGCAAACCTTCACCCTTACGTAACGCACCAAACTTTGAAGCGGTTGTCAGAGGTCTGTTCTCTCCGGTAGTGGTTACATAACTGTCCTTGTTTGAGATAACAGCTATGTACTCTGCAAGTTCATCGCGGAGTTCGTCCTCTTGGCCAGCCTTTACACCTTCCTGCTGCTGTCGTTGCTTTAACCAGAAAGCTAAAATCTTTTCTTGGAGTTCCTCACCCTCTTTTGTATGAGCCTTGGTACGTAGCAGAGTGTTGTTATCATGGCTTAACATATAAGGGTCGTAGTAGTCCCCTTGTGTTTCCTCTACACGAACGTACTTATTGCCAACCTTGATGCGCGGCCCATTAGCAACCTGCTCTGCGCGTGTCTCCCTGTACAACTTATCAAGAGTTTCGTTTGCGTCAGCCAGCTTGCGGTTTGATTTAATATTCGCCTCTAGCTTCTGGTACTTATCGGCGTAAGGTTTTGTGATCGTGCTGTCGTTGCCGAACTTTTTAACAAGACGACGTAGTATACGATACGTGCCTAAGTCTTGTATCTCCTGCTTGCTCAGATGCATAGAACGAAAGCGCATTAGCAGAGGTTCTACAAACATATTAACATAACGCTTCTCTGCCATCTCCAATCTGTTATGAGCGTCTCTGGCATACAAAGCCATACGCTTTGTGGAGTCTGTGATCTCGTCATTCTTCAAACCTTCAAACGGTCTGAGAATTAACTGATCTGTTTCAGCTTGAATAAGACGAGACAGGCCAAAAATCTGACCACGCATAACCGCACGTTCAGCATCAAAATACTCAAGACCTGTTTGTACCTTGTCAAAGTTTTCAGCGTTGTACCGCGCAGAGTCTCTGACTTCCTTGAATGGGCTTTCTGTTGCGGTGCGTTCTCCTCTGGCTGCTTGATATTTACGACCTTCAACATTAGCATAGCGTTCCCGCTCATCTTTTAGTGCATAGTTTTCCCAGCTTTCTGGCCCCTTATCTACCTCTTGCTTGAGCTTTGCTGTAAGTAGTCTTGCATCATCCCAACGCTGTTCACCTATAGCAACTGCTAAATCCCTAGCATTTGTCTGAGCTTCGTTATACGTCTGAAGTTTTCTGTGTGCGTTAGCGTATTCGGTAAGTGCGTCATCAACATTCTTTTGATAAACGTCTAAAGGTATGCCTTGGTAGCGTGCGTTATTGGTTGCGTTTTCTCTTAGTTCTTTTTGAAGAAACTCAGGGCGTAACTTACGTGAGATCGGGTCTAGCTTTTCTTTCACGTACTCCCAACCACCCGGCGGGCCTTGGAGCTGAGACATTCTATGAGTTAAGTCGCCGCCATGTTCTACGAGAAATGTTAAAGTACCTCCGCCATGTATTCTTTGAACATTAAGCATGGCAGACTCAGGCTCGCCCCGCTGTGCGTCAGCAAGTTCAGCAGAAAGATCTTCAAAGGAGCGTTCTCCTCTAGCTTCTTGGAATTTAAGGTCTCCAGATTCCTGCCTTATACCCTGCATTATCCGCTGGACAGGTGCGCCTGTTGCTGGCTTATCAAACTTCATACCCTGCTCGCGCTCTAGGGTTTTCTTCATCTGAGCCATGAGGTCTAAACCCTCTTCGTCCGACACAACACGCTTACCAGATCTGTTAAACCTCTCCTTAGCTTCCTGAAATTTTAAATCAGCCCAAGGGTCTCTACTCCCAACGCCACCTATCGCAGCCGCAGGTATTGGATTACCAGCAGTTACATCGTTAAGTATCTTCTGACGTTCTGCGTCCCAAGCGCGTGCTTCGGCTGGGTCAGTAGGCCGCTTCTTACCCATACGCTTTGCCGCAAAGCCGTCTATAAAATCTGAGTTGTACAAAAACGGGCTATCTGTTTCGTACTTGATAAGCATAAAGTCTTTAAGATTCTTAGCGGAGAACTTCATACCAAACTTGTGCATCCAACGAAGCTTGGCCTCACGCACAAGTCGTCTTAACTTCTGCTGATTACCTGTAGCTTTGCGAGTCTTGAGTCGCTGAGTTAAAGCGCGGCCTAGAAATTCCACACCTTCTTCTTCGTCTCTGAAAAGTTTTAAGTAGTCCTCATGCAGCTTACGGTCTTTCTTATTCGTAGAATACTGAAGGTCATCCATGAAGTTGTGCCATCCTTCATGAGCAATTGTGTCATCAGTTGCAGTACGTGGATCAAAAGTTATGTTACGTGTATCATAAGCTGCGAATCCTGCTTGACGTACGAGTCTACCATCTGGTGTGCGGCGATATATACCACGACGTATGGCTTCGGTTATGTTAAAGCCTCTTACTGCTGCAAGCTTGGCCAATTCAATAAGTACATCCTCATCTAGTGGCTTGAGTTCTTTAGGCTTAGGCTTGGGGTAAAGTTTATCTATAGCTGCTGCGCGAGACGCTTCTTCCTGCCTAATAAGTTCAATCTCACGCTCGGCATTTTTTCGCGTACCCTCAATGTGATCTAGGTAATGCTGCCGTACTTTCTTTGCGTCAGCAGCCGAAGCAAATCTCCAAGACGTTGAGCCGTCTTTTCGTCTGACAGCAAGCTGCACACTACCGTTGTCTAGAATTCTTACCGGACTACCAAGCGTGGCGGCTCCTTCTCCATATACATCAGCCAAAGCTGGCAGTCTCCAAACATCAATCCTTTCATCCAAAGGCTCTCCGTTTCTATCAACCAAGCGTCGAGAAGCTGCTGGGTCAACTTCTATAACCCGTCTGGTTATAGGCTTACCTGTTGTGGGGTCAACGTCTTTAACACTTGTTGACCTACCTCTGAAAAGTGACTTGAGCTTATTAGACTCAGCCGCACTCATTGTAGGTGTAGTTTCAACAATAGCTGTGGCTTTGTTAACTTGCTTTTGTAGCTTGTTAACTGCGCTTTGTGCTTTGTTTATGGCACTCTTTTTAGACTGCGGGTTGTTGTTTAAGTTCTGGAGTTTTCTTTGCGCTATGTCTAGGTCTGGAAGTAAGCGATCAAGTTCTTCTGTTGCTTTCTGTGCGGCTTTCTCTGCGCCGCCATAAATATCTGACAACGTACTCGGTGCAACACCGTAGCCTTTTGCAGCTTCTTCTGCTGTCATGGGTGCAATACCAACACCCGGTCTACGCATACTCTGAGCCGCTGGCCCCGGTACAGTTGGGTCTAGAAAACCTACGCCACCAGTTACCTCGCGTTCTATCGTAGCAGCAACATCGTAAGGTGTGGGAGTAAGCCTGTCTTCTACAGTACCTACATGAGTTCCTTCTGTTCCTACGATAGCTTCATCACCAATTCCACGCTTTGGTATGTACGCGGTATTCCGTATGTTTACCGCAGCCTCTGTAGGAGATGGCAGAGGTTCTCTGTAGATATTAAAAAGTTTGCTGGGATCTTTACCACGGGCTATTGCGGCACTCTCGCGCCTTTTAATTAGATCATCAATAACCTTTGGCTTAAACGTAGGTTTCTGCAATAACGTACCCACACCAAAAGCACCGGCTAGTCTACCTGCGTCAAAGTCACCTCTGGCAATCTGACCTGCGCCTTCTATACCTGCTTCCAAACCTCCGCCTATACCTGACTGCAACAACGCAGCAGTCTCAACTTGAGTCAAAGGTTTAGCCTTTGCAATACTCCCTGCACCAGAGAACGTAGACTTGAGCAGTCGTGGGTCAGGTCTAAAAGCTACCAAAGAGGGAGCTACCTGACCGGCAAAAGAAGATAACGGGTTAGCAAGCCTCGCTTCCATACGATCTTGCTGTAGCTGTTGTAACTCGTCATCGTCGTAAACAGCACCTTCAATGCCTTCTTGTATTTTACTGCCGCCGTATGCACCAGCTAAACCAGCACCAATCATTAAAGGCACACCAACTAAAGCACCAACTCCTGTAGCAGATAGCGCTGCACCTGCACCTATGGCTCCTAATGCTCCACCTAAACCTGCGCCAGCAGACTCGCCTACACCTGTCGTAAAAGACTCAAACTTTGAGATGTCCTCTGCCAGATATTCTTCAAGTTCATCATCTGTTAAGAGTTCTACCTCGTCAGGGTTAAGACCTTTAGAGCGCATATAGTCATCGTAGATTCCCTTACGTTTGGTAGTTGGCCTACGATATACTGGTGTTAGTTTTGCCATCTAAGATGTAGCGTTAATGTTAAGGTTGGGGTCGGCCAAAGATCCTGTCAGCTTCTTCTTGGCTAAAGACATCTCTAGTAGGAACTATACTGCCTCTTGGCCTAATCGTGTTTAACGTATCAAGAACGCTTGACCCGCTGCCCTGACTACTACCACTGCCTCTACCTCGATAGTAAGTAGCCTGAGCTTGTTTCAAGTCTTTTTCCGCTTCTTGTAACTGTATCTCAAGTAGTTTTAATTGATCTCTAAGTTCTGGATTGACCTCATACAGTTTTTTCAAGTGATTAAGAGTTGCCTTCTCCAACTCAAGTGTCATTAAAGATTTGTCCATCTTTGACTCTTCAAGCTGCCTTGCTAAAGGACTCTGCGCCATAGCTAACCGAGTCTGATTAAGTACGTTCTCAAGTTGTGCGCTTATTACTTGCTTGTTAGCTAACGTGTTTGCGTAGTTTGGTGGCAATGCGTTACGAACTGCATCAGCAAGTTTCTTTGTTGCTTCCTGAGTTGCGAGTGTAGTTTGTGCTGACTTTAGTTGTGTCTGTGCTGCTAAAGCTGGAGTTGCTGCGCGATTTAACACCTCAAGTTCTGCTCTTTGACGATCTGTTATCTGTGGAGTAGCACCTCTTACAAAGTCTTCTCTAGACATCCCCATACCACTAGGCTGAAACGGAACACTTGACATTTTAGCAAAGCGTTCTTCTGGTGTGGTAGTAGGCATCTTCTGTAACATCTGTCTACGAGCTTCATCTTGTATAGCTCTGGCGCGGTTTTGTCGTGCAATCTGCCGAGCAAAGTTCTGCTTCTGATTAAACTCTTCCAAAGCTTGCCGTTGACGTAATGCCGCACCTCTCGCATCCATTACATCAGCCAACCTGCGAGCTTTTTCAGGCTGAATCGCAGCTCGCATAGCAGCTAAGTTCTCGTCGCGACGACGGCCACCACCATACTGAAGATAGTTTACCGGACGCTCTCGTGGGACATACGCGCCAGCAGCACGCATCTCCTTTATCATACGACGTTCTTCTTCGTCTAAGTCCCGCTGATTCTGCGGAAAGATACCGCTCATTAAGTTACCTAAAAAACCTTCTGCCATGTTACTACTTTCTTTTAATCGCCACCTTGCCAAAAATTCTTCAAAGTTTCTCCACCTCTGCTTACTCTACCCAAGAAGCTATTGTCTTGATCTAACGAACCCTGAATTAAATTACTAGGTGCAGTCTGTCCCGCTCCCATATAATTCTGAACGGGTTGCACACCTTGGAAATTACCTGTTACAGCACCAGATCCGCTAGAACGACCTAGCGTTGCCTGTATAGGATCGTAACCTGTACGAGAGCCAGCCATGAAATTCGTAGCAGATTGCAAAGCTTGGCCTAGCTGACTGCGCTTCTGGTCTAGGCGAGAACCAAACTGCATAGCATTTTCTATCGCAGTTAAGTTTCCTCCCCCACCAGCTTGCCCACGCTGTAGATTACGCCGTGCGTTCATGCGCTCAATCTCTGCACGCTCTCCGCCAGAAAGTCCGCCCATGTTTATACTACCCAGCAGCTCTCGAACTTTCTGCGCTCCGGTATCTCTCGTTTCCAGAAAAGGTCGGTCAGTTAAATACAACTGATCCATTGAGGACTCGGCCATATACGGCCCTTGCAGCCTCATAATATCCAAGTCTGTAGCAGCACCGCCTCTACGTCTTATATGATCTACGTCAGAATCAAGTATGGCGTACTCTCTGATGCCGGGAACATAACCTTCGGGAAGGTTCTTCGCCTCTTCGCTGCCAACGAACTGTTCATACTGAAGCCTCTGGTCTTTAGGCGCAAACTCTCTTTTTACGTCATACTCAGCTTCAGCTATAGGCTTTAGTTGACCTGTTACGCTTTTTACAATTTTAGGATAGGACTCTTCAAAGGCTTCACCTTGGGCTTTTCCTACGTCACCTGCGTCTTTCTCACCTGCTTTTCCTACTGCATAGTTTATACCTGCGCCTATTGCAGAGCCTAAGAGATCGCCGCCGCTTATCCCTGTACCAAATAAACCATCATCTTCCCCGCCCATAAGCTGAACAGACCTTGCGGTGTTACGCCCAGCAGTTGAACCCGTAGCATTTGGCGCACCTTCAACCGGAGTCATTTGCGGTGTACCTCCGTCGTACGTAGCACCCTCTAACTGATTTTCTACAGGGGTTACAGGGCTTTCAAATGGAGTCATTTGCGGCTCACCCTCATTCCCACCGTGTATCTGTTTAAGAAGCTCAGAAAGTTCCTTGTCAGCTCGCGCTTGTTGCTGCGCCTGCCACGCCTCCAATTGCTCTTGAGTCATGTCCGGCGCTCCCAGTTGTGGCCCAGCAGGTACAACATTACTGAAGCGTAGACTATCTTCAGCACCGGGACTAGCTGGTGCTTGCTGTACAGGTTGTTGCTGCTGTTTTATATATTCAGCCAGCCAAAGATCCGCCTCAGCTTGTTTAGCTTGGTCTCTGGCTATTGCCGCTTCATACTCTGGCGTACCCGGCACTAACGGCTGACTACGAACAGATGTTGCCGGTATCTGCAACATACCTAGATTCCCTGTGGTATTCTTTCCCATGACTATACCTTACGTTGCTAACACTCCTGCTGTTCTAAGGCTTGCGAGAAGTGCGTTAATTTTTGTTTGATTATTAGAAGCTGAGTTGCCTGTAACATCAGTCACAGCCGCAGCTTGTTTTACCACGCCAAAAGCTGATGTTGTCGCTGCTGGAACCGTAAGACCTGCTAACCAGTTGTTAAAATCATCCTTACTTGTAAACAGAGTAACAGAATCTGACTTAGTTATTGCGCTATTTATTGCTATAGACATATCATTACGTGTAAGCTTGGTTTATTAGTGGTGACTTTAACGTCACATTCTTAGTTTGTATGCGAAGAGTAGATAGTTTCGGGGAACCTTTCAAGAGAAGCTTAAAAGACACCTTCCAACCCTGATTACTCGTCTGAGTATTAAATGTTAAATTAGCGTGTGTGTTTACGTTAACTTCAGCAGGAAAAACAACTGGGTATTTTAAACCCGAGTGTACTAACGGCAAACTCTTAATCTGAAACCCTCCGCTTGTACCAGATTCTCTTGCGTCATCTACGTAAGTTGCGATAGCAAAAAACCCAGCGTTGTAACCCAGTTCATTATCATCCACACTACTAGAAAGCGTACCGGCAAACTCGGTACTCGATATACCAAGTTGAGTTCCTACAGTACCAGCTTCAGCCATCAACTTAAATACAAGATTGCTACCGCTATCAAAAAACAGCGTAGCGTTATGCTCAGGAAACCCTGTACTGGCTACGGACACTCCACTCTCTTTAACCTCATCCACCGTTATAAAATTTGAATTATCGGTAGAAAGATCGGTGGGGTAGCTTCCCGGCGGATAACCGCTGCCGTTATTTATCCTAGCTGAATTAAGAACTTCAAAAGGCTTGTTAAACAAAGCATTAACACTTATAGGCTTGAGTTCTATCATAGGGTCTTGTGTACAGTAACCCTTAGTTTCAACTGTTGCTAACTCATATTGAGTAGAACCGTACAATTGCTTAAACCAAAAACCTTCAGAATTTGGATCGTCTGTTACAGCAAATAAAACCCGCTCTCCCGCAGACGTAACTCCATTTGCCATATCCCGAATAGGCTTTGACTTAAAAGCGAGATCGGTACGTATGTTGTTGTTAACGTCACCGTCCCAGCTTTCAATAGCATAAGAAGAATCTGTATGCTCATCTAGGCTAACAAACTTTCTGGTTGCTATATCGTAGACTACCGAAAGCTCTCCCTGAGCCAAGTTAGTCATCATGTGAAAGATTGCGTAACCGTCATGAACTATAGCACATTGAAACGACCCATCCTGCAACACAGAGTCAAAGATATTAGATATGGGGCGTGAAAAAATATCATTCCTTGCTATAGTCTCAGCTTGCTGCACAGCATTAAAAGACCTTATGCCATTTTGATCTATGAAGGCAAAGTCACCCAGCAAGTCTATAAAAGAGTTTTGATTTACTGGCCCCGTGCTGAACAGGTATTTTTTAATAAAAGTAGGCTCACCAAAAATCGTATTCGTTACGTCAGCTCTTACCGAATGGCTTGAGTTCTTTGAGCCGACAAAAAGTTCATCTGTGTTGAGTGAGTGTAAACAAGTAATGGGATCGTTACTTATCGTATAAGCTACAGCCTCAACACCGCCGATAGACTCTTTTTCGTGTATTTTAGCTCCGGTGTTTGTTATAGGAATCATGAAGTCCAGAGGACGACCACTTACACTATGGTATAATTTTGTTCCATCAGGAGAAGCCACATAAAGCTTGCCACCGTGAAACGCCATCTGCTTTCCTATCGGAACATACTCACGAAAACCTACTATACCAAGCTCGTCATCTTCAACGCGCGCACCTGACAACGTACCCGCGAGAGCTGTATCACCAGCAGCGTTGCTGTCGCTAACCGTAAGAACACCGCCACCAGTAAACTTAATAACTGCGTTGGCGTTTATCTGCTCTGGAATTGCGTCTACAGTATAAGTAGATGTTCCTGTGGCATAGCCAGCACTATTGTTTATTCTAACAAAGTTTGGTCTCCATTGGTCATAACCCATAAGCTGCCGACAAGTAACAGTCCCGTCCTCTGCGATTTCAATTAAGTTGGGCCTGTTTGTGCCATCTTGCACAACGATACCAGATACTGTCGGGGCTATTCTTTGCGTATAGTCTGACTGTGCGCCTTGATTTGGGTTATCTTCTGAGCCAGCTCTGGCGGTAAAATTATCATACGAGGGTGGAACAACCGCCGTGTACACAGACTCAGCAGTTGTTGAAAGTCTGATTGTACCTGTAGTTGTTGTTACACCGTTAGAGTATGTTGCAACCTTTGTGTGTGTACTTGTTGTACTCCAGACTTCGGAAAAAGCATCAGAGTCTTTAGACTTTTTTAAGCAAATACCGTCAACAAAAACAAAGAAGTAAGGGTCTACAAAAATTATACCTTGTACTTTAGGGTCTGTAGAAGTGTATCCGCCAGGATTTGGTATGATAGGAAAAAGCTGGTCTGTATCATAAGCCGTAGATTTTTTGACAACCTCCAAAGAGTCGTGCCGATTCCTAATGTTAAAAGCTAGTCTATAAGCATCCTCGGGAACTCTTGTGTCATCAACACTAAGGTTCATGCCTCCAGCAAAAGAAGACTGTATAAAGTCTGCCATTAGTAAATCCCAACTGCTCTAGATGATTTTGTATACTTGTTAAGTAGAGATACAGAAAGTTTGTCGTGAGGATGCTTGTCGAACTTGACTTTTTGTAGTTGACCACGTTCAAGATCTGCGTTACGTCGGCCAAGACTACGCGAAGCTTTTTGGTCATATATCCGAGCTTCCTCCATTTTACCCTGTTCCTCCAGAAATAACTGCATAACCTTATTCACTAAGATGTTGTCATAACCGTCAGCAGGAAATTCATCGCTATCTTTGCTGAGGTAAGGAAGTTTTCTTTTATACAGAACCTCAAGCGTATGCTCGTCATCCTGTGTTGCTGTAGATTCCCAAGGGTACTCGCTAACATCACAAATAAGATAGCGAGATTCCTTCTCGTTATTTGGGATAACCGCAAGCACGGTGTCATCAGCCTGTTTTATACTAATATCATACGTACAAACATCAGACTTTATAACAGACTCTATCGAAGTAAATGTAGTTGAAAACGAATTACTGGTTCCTGACAAAGTAACGGTTTCAACGTACCGAGAAGCGTCAGACTTTTTGCCTACAATAGTTAAAGTTACGTCTGACATTGCTGATGCAACAGTAGCTTTAATACCGGCATAGTTTGTCGGAGTCACCTTGAAAGGTTCGTAGCCACGAACTCGCCAAGTTCTGTCATCCTGCTCTACATTATTCCGAGAGTAGCGTTCTGTGAGGTTTGTGAGAACCCAAGGATACTGACTCTCTTTTTCCCGCATAGCTCGTATTGAACTTACGTTACTTGGCAGAGCTATTGTTTTGTCACCTTGAACATAGAACGAGTCTTCGGTAAGACTCCCTACCATATCAGACTCCTCGTAGAGTTCTTGGGCTGCTTCGTTAAGGTAGTCCAGCATTATAGAACGCTGGTGATTATCATTAGGATTTATCCCCAACTTCTTCCCAACCCTACTTAGTATATATTCTACACTCATCTTGCTGTAACTGAACTTTTTGTAGGCTTACTACGAGCAGTAACCGCGCTAACAGAACTTTTAGTACGTGCTGTGACTGCACTTACTGTAGGTTTTGTTCTGGGAGTTACTGCCGTAGTTGCCATTAGTTACCTCTTTCTAACTCATACTCAAGTCGTGCTATCGTTCTTATTGCTTGTCGTGTGAAGTCCGGTGCTTCCATCGCCGCTTTCGGAAACTGCGGGTGTGCTGTCAGTTCCTTGACGTTCTCGTACTTTGGAGTCGTCTGGCAACCCGTGGATACGCATAGCATTATCAATATGAGCAAGTTTATCCTCATACCTTTGCGATGCATTTGCTTCTCTGACTGCATTTGATACTTGCACGAAAAGCCTCTCCAAAGCAGGAAAGGCTTTGAACAACGCAAGTATGGCCTTAATTAGACCCACTTGTGTCGCTCTTTACGCCCTTCCGTAGAAACACAGCAAGCAACGATGTAACAACAATGTTTATCATCGTACCCATTTCCATGTCTCCAGAGAAGTACGCACCTACAGCCGCTAGAATACCACCGGCTGCCGTCATGTACGTCTTTTTACCACTTAACATATTAGCGTCTGCGTTTTGCCATAGCTGTTTTAGCAGCTTTTTTGGCAGTTCTTTTAGCTGTTGCGTTAGCAGCTCTACCCATTTTCGGTGGTCTACCCACTTTACTTCCGTATGTTCCCTTTCCGTGAGGCATATTATTACTTTCTGTTTTTAGCGGTCTTTGCTGACCGCTTAAATGCTTTAGCAGTTGGCGCACCTTTAGTACCCGGTTTTCTCATTTTTTCACCGCTACCAGCCTTGATGCGATTTCGTTTAGCGTGGATGTTAGCGTATAGTCCTTTTTTCTTTGCTGGCATAAATCAACCTTTCTTCCACTTACTAGAACTAGATTTTGTTTTGCTGGGACTCCATTTAACCTTGTTCGCCCAATAGGCGGCGGACATAGGGCCGCGAGCTATGTTTTTCGAGTGACGGGATTTAAACGCTTCACGCTGTCCAGCCGTTTGATTTGTTTTAACTCCTTGCTGACCAAACCGAATAGTTTTAGTTTGGCCACCAGATTTGGCGACTACAACATGAGATTTTGTAGGATGACTTGGAGTACGCTTAGGTTTATTATACCCGCTCACTCCGACTCTTGTTAATCTCGAATCTTTTTTACTTGTTGCCATTCTTCAAAAGCTGTCGTATCTTCAAACTTATGTAAACTAAACTTGCAACAGATATAGCCACCTTGAGAACAAGGTCTATCTCAACCATCCAGTTACCCAAACCTGTAGCACTAGCGATTGCAACTTTAAGATCATCCAAATTCATTCACTCTTTTCGCCTTGGTATTCTATGTCAAAGAAAGGTGTGTCTACTTCCAAGGAACCCGGCAGCGACTTACAGCCACTCGCCAACACGACGATAAGTACCAATGCTCCTATAAAAATTCCTAATGTTATTTTATCAGTCCTGTCCATCTTTTACCAGCTCCACTTTCATTACACCGCCTTCGTCACCTTTCGGCAAGTAAGATTCGCCGCCATTAACAGGTAGCCTTTTCTCTACAACAAGAGCCTTTAACTGCTCATTCGGCACGATCATTTTGGTCTGCCTGTCTGTCATAAAGAATGTAGTAGACGTTAAGCCAAGTCGTATAACCCGTGCTTGTCGTCCGCTAATGTAAAGTATCTCATCGTTTTCAAAGTCGCTGCCCCAGTAGATTAGCAAGCCTTGGGCGAAGTTAAACAAGATGTCTTTGAACAGCAGCGCACAGAACGCAGCAATAAGCAACCAGCCATAATGACCGATCGCTTGTTCTGCTACGCGCTCAAGTGCGGCATGATCTAGGACGTTTGTCATTCACCGCTTTCAGCAGGTGCTTCTTCTACTGGCGCACGTTCCAAGCCAAGCTGTGCAAGTGCTAGGTCGCCAACATAGGTCGCATCGTCTACGTCTGAACCCCAGTTGTTCCACGCATCGCCGGTCACATTTAGCAGACCAGAGTAGATCGGGTTTTCGCCCCACACTTCTTCGCCGTCTACCGTCACCTTCCCAAATGCGACTACGCTAAACTGCATTCCAAACTCCTGCGCGGAGTTGAGTTTTACCGCAACCTTGCTGGCGTTTAGTTCCGTTGTGGGTACTGTGTTTATTTCAATCATTTTATTCCTCTGTTGATTCTTCTGCCGGTGCATTCGCTTCAGCATACGCCGCCACAACAGCATCCGTTTGCACCGCCGCACAAATCGCTTTGGTAACGTCTGCCTCGGCTGAATAGTCATCGCCGGGAGTGATTGGCTTGCGGTGATTGTTGCTTCCAACAACTGCACCGTCATCGGTGACGGTTGTGACTGTTTCCACGAAAACGATGCCGTTCGCCTCGATGTCGTGCCTTAATGTTTCTGATTTTTTTAATGCCATTTGATGTCTAAATTATGCAATTTCTAAAACGCCGCACGCAGAAAACTCAAGTGCACCGCTCGTCCAGTTTGTTGCCGATTGTGTGCCGTATAATGTTACTGCCGATGCGTCATTAACCTGCCAGCGGTATGGACTTGTATTAAACGAGTTGCCGTTAAATATGACGTAACCAGCATTTAAAAACTGATATGGTGAGTCTTGGACAAAACTAAAAGGCAAAGCACCGATTTTCCACGCACTAACTCCGGTGGTTGTTGGAGAAGTGGTATGGTAATAGTACAGAATTACATAACACATTTTCCCAACGCGCACATAACGGCCAATAGCTGAGTTTGGTGATGAAAGCGTTGTCGAAAAATCGTCTTTGCTGAGAGTCGGGGTGAATGTCCCCTCTTTGTAATTTGATAAAGTTGTGTCACCGAGGTTGATGCCACCGCTGAACGTGCATAAGCCGGTATCGTCTATTGTCAAACGAGTCGTTGCATCTGCGCCCGCCGTTTGCGTTTGAAACTCTAACTTGGACGAAGTCTTTGTGCCCGCTTCTGTTGCAATAATCTTCGCGAGAGTGCTGTCGGTGTCAGTATTTCCAAACCGAACTGCGCCAAGCGTCCCGTTATTGTCGCCGGTTGTGCGAGACAAAACAAGTGTTCCCCCGCCCGCTTTGTTAACGTGCAAATCAGCAATCGCGCCAGAAGCTGCGTTAGGCGTATCACCTACGACAACCACGCCGCTGTTGTTTATGGTGAGAACCTCTGTCCCGGTATCCGAGTTGTTGTGAGACGAAAAACGCAGCGTTGGCGTGCCATCACTTCCTGTGCGGTGTGCGCTAATTAGATACCCGTATTTGTCTACGGTGCTGGTTGATAAAGCCAAACTAGAAACTCCGGTGTTGTTCGTCGTGCCGGATGATGCGTTAGCTGGCAGCGCTTTAATTGCCGCACCCGAAAACGGTGTTCCGCTGGTGCTTTGCTGGTTTTTGCCGACTAGCAAACCTCCACTCGCGTCAATATCACCATCCGCAACGGTCGCCGCGCTTGTGCCGATTCGTGCTGCCGTAGCATTCAACTGAACCACCGGCTGCACCTGCTTTACGCCGCTTGCGCTTGTCGTGCCATCCGCTGCGCCGCTACGGTCTTGAACGGTAAGTGATTGCGTTGGATTTGCGGAAAGTTCGTAGTCGGAGACGCAGCCAACGGCAACAATGCTGACGTTATCGAGCCAAAAACTTTCAGCAGCATCCAGACCAGCAAGCAGAAATTTGGGGGCGCTGCCAAAGCCGCCTTCAAGCACGACGCTATAATTGGCAAAACTTGTTGTCAGCGTTACCGACTCATTGAGCGCGGTGTTTGTTGTGTCGTCGTTGTTCTGAAAATTAAAATACAGTTTGCTGCCGCCGGTTACAGCTTTAGCGTCAAAACTCAATCTATACCGTTTGTTGTTTTCAGTCGCGCCGCCGGTGTTGAAATAGTCTTTCCCGAGGAATGACCTTTGCGCGAAACTTGCGAGATTGTTTGTTCCGCCACCAAACGCTGCCGTCTGTGGGATTTTCAGCGCACCAGAATCGTTTACGGCTGTAATTGCAACCGCTCCCCAGTTGCCAACTCCGCTTGCGAAAGTGCGGTTTGCGGCATCGCCAATCTTCTCGGTCTGACTTGCATACTGGTCAGCAAAATCAACGTCAGCACGTTCGTATGCTGTCTGCACCTCTGCGCTGCTGAGTGCTTTGTTGTAGAAGCGAGTTCGATATAGTGTGCCTTTGAACGGGTTATTACATATTACCAAGTCGGTGCAATTATTTAACCCGTGTGTCGCAGAGATTGTTGCCGTGCCTACTCGGTTTCCATTGTCATAAAGTGTCGCCGCCGTACCATCTACCGTCATAACTAGATGGTGAACTTTTAGGTCGTCTAAAACTTTTACTCCAAAATTAGTCCAACTGGCATTGTCATAAATACCTAGATTATAACTTTGACTGCTTGTAGAACCAAAAACGAATCTTCCACCGTTGCTAAAATCAATTAGATAAGGGTCTGATGTTCCAAATTCGTCGGCTTTAATTACAAGCTCAAAGCTGAACTTGTTTTGCCCACCATACGCAGCACCCTCATTATCAGCGACTGCCGCGCCGGTTAAGCCTAATGTTGAAACAATGGCTGTCGCTCCGGCTGCTGCTGTTGATGTTAAAAGGTATTCCCCTCCACCGCTAAAAGTTAAAATTGTTCCTGAAGGTATTTCCGCCTTTAAAGCATCAACTGTCATACTGTTGACACCAATAGAGTAGCCGCCTCCATTGTTGATATATGCAGCAAATGTTGACAGGTCTGGCGGTGAAGCAACGTCTATATTTCCTGTACCATCAAAATGCAGACCCTCGCCGTCACTCTGAACACCTGCTACAACTGGCTTACCATCAACAGTTAAATCTAACTTATTGTCAGCACCTTCTGTAATTTTTATAACGCTACTTCCAGTAGAAGCAGCCCATTCCATAACATCAGAAGATGCACCATCCGACTTAACAGTCGGTTCGTTCTCGTAAGAGACACCTGTTGTATGAATTGAACTTTGTTGAGTAATCCTAGCCATAACGTAGCCTTATGTTTTAGTAAGCTGTACCAGGCGTGTGAACACTATCGCCAATCTGCACGCTAAAAACCACGGCAGTTGTCGTAGCTGTTCCCGCTGCTGTACACGCTGTTACGTCTGTAAATTGTACGTCGCCTACGTCAGCCTGTGACATAGGAGAAAGTTTTATGTGGTAAACATCATCTGTAGCAACTCCATCTACACGAATGTACATATTTTCAGAGCCAACATTTTGAATCAATGCTGTTGCGTACTGATAACGTCCGTCAAGAAGCTTTACGTTTTCACCGCCTCCTGCATCAAGAGGAACTGTAACTAAAGAAGGAGTGTTAACTGTGCCGTTTGTTACACGACCAGCTCTTAGAGATAAAGTAGCCATAATAGAAAAAGAAAGTGGAGGGGGCTTTTACACCCCCTCCATTGTTATGAATTAAGTAGTGCGACGACGACGATAGAATATCGGCAAGCAATGGCGAGCATCACCGGGGATGCCACCAAACACAGCTTGCGAGATGAACTTCAAGTAGTCACCGTACACGTTCAAGTCCTGCGTACCTGTATCAGACAGAGCAGTACCACTATTAGGAATCAAGAACTGATCCGTTAGAGTAACCTCACCGTTCCACTTCATAGAGTAAAACTTCTTGGCACT